ATGAGATTAAACCTGTACTGTTTCCCTCGGTAATTTTCCAAGTCTGCAAGGAATACAATAATCCATACGTATTGGTAGAAGTAAATGATATTGGAGATTCGATTGCTGCTACTCTCAATTACGATCTTGAGTATCCTAATGTCCTTATGTGTGCTATGCGTGGCAGAGCGGGTCAGGTCGTCGGACAAGGATTCTCAGGAACAAAAACACAATTAGGCGTAAAGATGAGCGTAACCGTGAAGAAGATTGGTTGCGCTAACCTCAAAGCAATTATTGAAGAAGACAAGTTGTTGTTCAATGACTTCCAGATCTTCCAAGAACTTACCACGTTTGTGCAGAAGAAACAAGCGTGGGAAGCAGATGAAGGATACCATGATGACCTTGTGATGTGTATGGTTCTCTTTGCATGGTTAGTCATGCAAGAATACTTTAAAGAAATGACCGACCAGGACATCCGTAGGAGAATTTACGAAGAGCAAAGAAACCAAATTGAACAAGACATGGCACCTTTTGGTTTTATTGATGATGGTTTGGGTGACGATACTTATATTGACGCAGATGGTAGTTTATGGGAGTATGGAGATAAGCAAGAAGAAGTAGGATATATGTGGAACTACTGATGGATATTGGAGATCAATTTAGTCTAGAACATTTACTCTTTAAAGAGAGGGTATGTAGAACTTGTGGTAAGAAGAAAGATTTGATCTCAGACTTTTATTTGACACGTAAAAATAAAAAAGGTCATCCGTCAGCATATGCTTATGAGTGTAAAGATTGTACTATTATGAGAGTAGTAGCAAGCAGGTTAGCAGATAAGATACTAGATCGCTGGGAGTATCCAGACTGGTAGTTCATGCATTGTTCACCACCTCTGAAGGATTCAAAAATCTAAATACTTACAGATAAATTTGATATCTAAGAGGTAAAATACATGGCAAGTCAAGTCTCGCCTGGTGTTGTTATTAGAGAACGTGACTTATCAAATGCAGTTGTTGTTGGTGATTCGGCAATCACCGCTGCTTTCGCATCAACATTTGCAAGAGGACCAGTAGGATCTATCACTAATATTTCTAGTGAGAGAGAACTTATTGACACCTTTGGTGGACCTTCCGAGGATAATGCATCCGATTGGTTGGTAGCATCAGAGTTCCTGCAGTATGGCGGCAGACTTGCCGTTGTTCGCGCAGAGTCTGGAGTATTAAACGCAACCGCATCAGGATCTGGTGTCCTTATCAAGGACAAAGCAGATTTCGACGGAGGTGTAACTTCAGAGGTCCTAGCAGCAAGATACGCAGGAACCGATGGTAACTACTACCGCGTGGTATTAGTTGATCGTGGTGCGGATCAAATCCTAACATTTGATAAGGACCCAGATACAACACCAGTTGTTGGTTCACAACTAACATTTAGATCAGGAACAAGTGCTGAGGTTTATTCTTACGATTCCGCTACAAGAACTGTAGCTGTTATCAATAGAAACGGAGCAGTTGCTCAACCTAAGGTTACAACTTCGGACGAAATTAACGAAACCGATGATACCATTGCAACTTTCTCACACAATGGTGCTGCCGAAGCAGGAAGAACTCCTGGCACTTACACCCCTGCTGCTGATGCTGGTGGTGCTTCATTCCAAGTTGTCATTGGTGACGCTGGTTTAGAAGGTGGTGGTGCTGCTAGTGGAGTTGGTGGTTCTGTTACCGTAACTCTACTAACTGCTGGAAATGCTGATGCATACTCAGTTGGCGATCAGATCACTCTTGCTGGTGGAGACATCGGTGGTGGAACTGCTGTTGTAGTAACGGTTGCAACTCTAGTTGATGACGAAACTGGAGTAAGCACAGTAACTCCATGGTACAACAACACTTCAATTGCTTCAACTGGACTAAAGCTAAGCGCAATTGGTCCTCGTCCTGGCACTTCTGCTTTTGCTGCAGAAAACTACTTGAGCGATGACGAAGTACACGTTGCAGTTGTTGATGAAAGAACAAACGCAGTCGTAGAAAGATTTACATACGTTTCTAAACTTTCTGACGCTGTAACTGCAGAGGGAGCATCAAACTACTGGAGAGATGTTGTTAACAACGAATCTCAGTACATCTACTCTGCTTCTGAGAAAACAGCAAATCTTCAGTCAACAGGTAACGCATGGGGCAGTGCTGCTGCTTCTTATGCTGCAACTGCTGCTGTTCCAGAATTAATGAAACTCGTTCTTCCTTCTGGTGCTAATGGTGCTTACGATGGTTACCTCCTTTCTGGTGGTACTGATGACTATGCATACACTGCTGGAGAAATTCAAACTGCTTACAATCTTTTCTTAGACACTGAAGCATCTGAAATTGATTTCGTCCTAATGGGCGGTTCAATGTCAACCGAAGCTGACACTAAGACTAAAGCAGGAGCAGTTATTGGAGTCGCAACTTCAAGAACTGATTGTGTTGCTTTTGTTTCTCCATACGTTGGAAACCAAGTCGCAGCATCTGGTGGAGCACTAACCTCCACACAGCAAAGAGATAACACTATTGCATTCTTTGATACACTACCCTCAACATCATATGCAGTATTTGATAGTGGTATCAAGTACACTTATGATCGTTTTGCTGACAAGTACCGCTACATCGGTTGTAACGGTGACATCGCTGGTCTCTGTGTAAGAACATCTGCAACTGTAGATGACTGGATTTCTCCTGCTGGTCTAAACCGTGGCGGTCTCCGCAACGTTGTAAAACTCGCTTTCAATCCTAACAAAGCAGATAGAGACGAACTATACCAGTCAAGAGTAAACCCTGTTGTTTCCTTCCCTGGTTCTGGTCCTGTACTATTCGGTGACAAGACCGCACTTGCATCTCCTTCTGCATTCGACAGAATCAACGTTCGTCGTCTCTTCCTCAACATTGAGAAGAGAGCTGCAGAACTCGGTAAGCAAGTTCTATTCGAGCAAAATGATGCTATCACAAGAGGTGGTTTTAACTCTGCTATTACTTCGTACCTCTCTGAGGTTCAAGCACGTAGAGGTTTAACTGACTATCTAGTTCGTTGTGATGAGTCTAATAACACACCTGCTGTTATCGACCGCAACGAATTTGTTGCTGAACTCTACCTCAAGCCAACTCGTTCAATTAACTATGTAACCGTGACTGTCACAGCGACAAGAACAGGAGTTGAGTTCTCTGAAGTCGTTGGTAGATAATTCATTAGTAGTTAATAGATTAAAATTTACGAGGTAAACACAAATGGCATTAGCAAGTAACGTTAATGACTTCCTACAGAAGGTTGGACAAGGCGTCAAACCTAATATGTTTGAGGTTAGGATTCCATTTCCTACCACTCTAACTGGTTCTGGCGGTGCTGATGATGAATTAGTATCACTTCTGTGTAAGTCAACTGCACTTCCTGGTTCTACACTAGGAAGCATCGATGTTCCTTTCAGAGGAAGAACAGTCAAAATCGTTGGTGATCGCACCTTCGATAACTGGTCTGCAACCTTCTTCAATGACAAGGAAATGAAAGTCCGCTCCAAGTTTGAGCAGTGGATGGAGAACATGAACACTCATGAGGCAAACACCGCTCCTCTATTCACACCTGGCAGCACTGCCAAGTATATGGTTGACATCGAAGTTGACCAACTAGAGAAGGATGGCACTACAACTGGTACTGCACTAAGAAGCTACAAGCTTTGGCACGCATTCCCAATCAGCATCTCCCAGATTGATCTTGCTTATGATAGCAATGATCAGATTGAAGAATTCACTGTTGAATTCCAAATGTCTTACTGGACTGTTGATGCAGGTGGCGCATCTGGCATTACCGTAGCATGATAAATAGTTGAACGCTCAACTATTGAATTATAATCATGAGTCAGTTATTTGGCTTCCAGATTAACAGAAAGGAGGGGCAGAGGGGACAATCCCCTGTCCCTCCTTCTGCTGAAGAACCAATTGCCGTTGCGGCAGGTGGTTACTATGGAACGTATGTAGATACGGATAATCAAGCTCGTAATGAGTTTGAGATGATCCGTCGTTATCGTGATATGGCAATTCACCCTGAGGTGGATAGTGCTGTTGACGAAGTTGTGAATGAGTTTATTGTTAGTGATGCACACGACACTCCAGTAGAAGTCAACCTTGACAATCTTGGAGTTGGTGCTGGAGTAAAAACCAAAATTCGTAATGAGTTTGAGTACATCAAACGTCTGTTGAATTTTGACAATCGCGCACACGAGATTGTTAGAACTTGGTATATCGACGGTAGACTATTCTACCACAAGGTTATCGATCTAGATAATCCAAAGAAAGGTATTACGGAACTTCGTTATATTGATCCAATGAAGATCAAGAAGGTCCGTCAAAAAATTGACAACACCCCGAAAGATTCTCTAGCACGCCAGGCAATCAAAGGCACTGCGCTTGAGTATGAATACGGAACGTTTGTTGATTACTACT